TAAGTGCATGGAAAGCCCAAGCTGTTCAGTATATATTACGAGCAGGAAACAAGGAAGGCAACTCTCCTGAGCAAGATATACAAAAGGCAATAAACGTATTACACTTTGAATTAGAAAAGATACATGAAGAAAGTAAAACACTAACTGGAGGATTAGCAAAATGACATTATACACTTGCGAATGTAAAAAAGAAACCAAAGAAGTCTCAAAAGCTAAGATAGTGTATAGAGATAAAAAGTGGGTTGCAGATGTTATGTGTAGCTGTAAAAAGTATATGGATTCTAGACCTGTTGAAGGTATGCCTAGTCTTAAAAGAACAGAAGCATCATTAAGTAAGAAGAAAAGACATGATAAACTCTGGGAAGGGGCTAAAGAAAAGCTAGTAGGAGAAAGAGGTGTTAACGAATCATTTGATTAAATGAAAAAAAGAATGTATAGGACAACTAGGTATTTAAAAGCTTTACAAAAAAAAGTTGTTGATTATTATTTTAAAAACCCTGAAACAAATAGCTTGACAGAACTATCAGAAATGTTTAATCTAAATAAAAAAGCGATAAGTGATGGTATATCTAATGAATTAAAGAAAAGAAGAGAGAACAGTCTTGCGGGTAAATACATGCGTCAATGAAAATACTTAACCTATACGCTTGTCTTGGAGGAAATCGTTATAAATGGAACGAAGTAAAAGATGATATTGAAGTAACAGCAGTAGAACTTGATCCTGAGTGTGCAAGATTATATCAAGAAAGATTTCCTAATGATAAAGTTGTAATAGCTGATGCACACCAATACTTGTTAGACAATTATAAAGATTATGACTTTATATGGAGTTCTCCACCTTGCCCCACACATTCAAGAGCTAGATTTGCAAGAAGAGAAACAACAAGACCAGCTTATCCAGACATGAAGCTTTACGAAGAAATATTATTTTTACAAAAATGGGTTAAAGCAAAATATGTAGTAGAAAACGTAATCCCATACTATGAACCATTAATTAAAGCGCATAAAAGAGGTAGACATTTGTATTGGACTAATTTTATTTTACCTTATGATTTAGATGAAAGAAAGGGTGGCATAATGGAAAGTAAAAATGAAGTAGTACAATGGTGTGAATTTCACGATTACAATTTTAAAAAATATAAAGGGAATCAATCAATTCAAAAAATTGCTAGAAACCTTGTTGATTATGAAGTAGGTAAATCAATATTTGAAACTATGTTAGGAATAGTAAAAAAAGAGAATGTTAATCAAACTGAACTATTTTGAACTTTGTAATAAATAACACACAAGATAAACAGACTCTATTTAATTACTTAAAAGAACTTGGTAGTGATTACATAGTAAAGGTTAAGAAACAAAGAAACAATAGAAGCAATATGCAAAACAATTATTACTGGGCTTGTATAGTACAGCCATTAGCAGCAGAGCTAGGCTATTTCCCAGACGAAATGCACGACACACTAAAGATTAAGTTTTCAAGTGAATGGCAAAGCATAGAGATAAACGATAAACAGATAGGTCTACAAACAGTAAACAGTACAGCTAGAATGAACACAAAAGAGTTCGAAGTATATGCAGACCAAATACGTATATGGGCTTTAACAGAATTAGGTATAAGATTAATGCTACCAAACGAATTCAAGTGATTTCTATTATATAATGAAACTTGATTAATCAAATTATTTCAAAATGAGTACACACGGAGGCAAAAGAGAAGGAGCAGGTAGAAAGGCAAAAGCAGAAGAACAAAAGCTAATAGAGAATCTAACACCCATGAACGCTATGGCATTAGAATCACTAAAAAAAGGATTAGAGAAAAAAGAACAATGGGCAGTTAAGTTATTCTTTGAATACTTTTATGGCAAACCTCAGCAAAGGGTAGATGTAACTACAAACGAAGAAAGTCTGAATATGCCTTTAATAAACTTTGTGAAAACTGAATCTTAGCGAGAAATACAATCCATTATTTACGTCTAACTGTCGTTATTACATAATAACAGGTGGTAGGGGTTCTGGTAAGTCTTTTGCTGTTACAGTCTTTCTAACATTACTTACAATGTCAAGAAACATTAGAGTATTGTTTACAAGGTACACAATGGTATCAGCACACCTATCAATCATACCTGAGTTCTTAGAAAAGATAACACTATTAGGATATGAGAGTATATTTAGCGTAAATAAAGCTGAGGTTGTCAATTTAAAGAACAAGTCTGATATTTTATTTAGAGGGATCAAAACGTCAGCAGGAAATCAAACAGCAAGTTTAAAATCATTGACAGGCGTATCCAACTGGGTTCTTGATGAGGCAGAAGAATTAATTGACGAAGATATATTTGACACAATTGATTTAAGTATTAGAGAGAAGGAAATACAGAACAGAATTATACTTATATTAAATCCTGTTACTAAAGAGCATTGGATATACAAAAGATTCTTTGAAGACAAAGGAGTTGAAGCTGGTTTTAATGGCGTTAGAGACAATGTATGCTATATCCATAGTACATACCTAGACAACAAAGAAAACCTCTCTAAGAGCTTCCTAGAACGTATAGAGACCATAAAGCATAACAACTTTAAAAAGTATCAGCATAAAATCATGGGTGGTTGGTTAGAACGAGCAGAAGGTGTTGTGTTTGATAATTGGAGTATAGGCGAATTTAATCCTGATGGATTACAAACGTCATGCGGTATGGACTTTGGATTTAGTGTTGATCCTGATAGTTTAACAGAAGTAGCTATTGATAAAAAGAAACAAAAGATATATTTAAAAGAACACATATACAAGAACGGATTAAAGTCACATGACTTAGCACAGCTAATATTAGAAAAGGTAGAGCAAAAGTTAATTATAGCGGATAGTGCCGAGCCTAGACTAATAGCAGACTTAAAGCATTTGGGAGTAAACATAAAGCCTGTTAAAAAGGGAACTATTGAAAGTGGTATAACAAGAATGCAAGATTATCACTTAGTCATAACACCTGAATCAACCAATATAGCTAAAGAGCTAAACAATTACGCATATCAAGACAAGGGGTCAAAGTTATACATTGATAATTGGAATCATGCTATTGATGGAGTGAGATATGCAATTACATATCATTTAGACAATCCTAATGCAGGTAAATATTTTGTGCAGTAAAAAAGGGGAGTAGTCAGAAAGAAGATATAATAATTTAAAAAATAGAATGTTCTACTCCCCTTCAAAAGTAAAAATGAATACAAACTAACGGCAAATATACACTATTAAACTAAATAACAACAATTTCTATTATATAATATATGAAGGTTAACATAAAGAAGAAGGGTAAGAAAAAAGAGTATAAATTAATTAGCAGTTGGACAGAAGTTACACTAGAAAAGTGGTTAAAGCTAATTAGTTTTAAAACAAGAACAAAGGCAAAAGAAGCAAGAGAAACAATAGCAGCCCTTTCTGATATTCCAAAAAATTTGCTTAGTCAATTGGAATTAAAAGATGTTGCGGTATTAATGGGAAAGATTGCAGAGCTTCAAGAGAAGCAAGATAGTTCTTTAAAAAGGATAATTGAAATAGAGGGTAAGAGATATGGCTTTCATCCGAACTTAGATGATATTACGCTAGGTGAGTTTGCAGACATAGAAACATTTGTTAAGAATGACATTGATAATAATTTACCAGAATTAATGGCTATCCTGTATAGACCAATTGTAGAAGAAAAGAATAATATTTATATTATTGAAGCGTATGACGGCAATATAAGTATAAGGGCGGAGGAAATGAAGAAGATGTCAGCAGAGCAAGTGCAAAGTGCACTGGTTTTTTTTTACAATTTAGGAAACGAATTGTTGAAGACTTTGCCATTATATTTAATGGAACGTCTGAAGGAAATGAAGAAGCAATTGCCTCAGAATCCTTCGCAGAAAAATGGAGTTGGTTTGGAGTAATGTATAGGTTAACAAATGCAGACATATCAAAATTAGATGCAATAACAAAGCTTAATCTTTTAGAAGCATTAACATGGTTAAGTTATGAAACAGATTTAGAATTACAAAACAGAGTAAAACATGCCAGTAAACAATAAGACATATAATAACGTAATAAACACTTTATGTAGATTAGGTGAGTATCACTATCAAATATCTACTGTTTCTGTTGGTGATATATTTGACATCAATTTAGAGAAGATGGAGAAGTTGCCATTATTACATATAAACCCTACTAATGTAACAACAGGAGATTCTGAGTTGATATACAACTTTCAATTGTTTATTTGTGACTTAGTAAGTGAGAAAGACGACTGGCAAGTAAAACAAAACGAGTTGCTTACAAAACTAATTGACGCAAAGAATAATGAGCAGCAAGTATGGAATCAAACATTAGAGATATGTACTGACTTTATTGGAATGCTAAGACATAGTTCAAGACAATCATTAGAAGGGGTTGATGATATAAACTTTCCATTATATTTTACGCAAGATCAGTTTACTATTGAACCATTCCAAGAGAGGTTTGACAATTTGTTATGTGGTTGGACTTTTACAATAGGTATTAAAGTAATGAATGACTTTAGTACTTGTCAGATACCTGTTAACGCTAAAGGAGCAGGATACTAATGATTGAATACTTAAAACGATTAAATACGATAAAGATAGGTAAAGTAGAAATAAAGATAATACCACCAACAATAAAAATAAGATTATGAACTATCAAGACTTATTAGAAAAATTAGAAGCAGTAAGCATTAAGTTAGAATCTTATAATGACTATCCTGAAGCAGCTAGTAATAACGCATGTAAAGTTTTACGCTGGATAGATGAGCATGGTAGAGATGA